TGATAGCTCATGTTCTTCATCAATTTCGTTGTCGCTAGCCAACTCGGAAGCAACCTCTTCGTAATCACCTCCACGTTCCGATTCGGAAATGATTCTGTCGCGACTCGTGGTGCGGTTAGCCAATCGCTGCGCATCCGCCTGAGCATCTTGCAACGGTTGGATGTATTGCCAGCGGCGTCCATAGAATTTTGCTGCACTTTGCAACTCTTCCAAGCGTGATAACGATACCGGAATGGCATTGGTCAAAATCGCAGCCTTGAGCCATGAGTTAAAATGTGGCCGGCGATAGCCAAGAATGAAATGCCGCTGCAAAATCTTGCACGTATCCCGGAAGGCTTCCAAGCCGATGCGTCCGCTGGAAAAATTCACGCTCTCTAAGTCCTGCCCAATTATGTGATAAGCTGCGCCGGATCCTGCTGCCGCAGCTCGGAGGTTGTCTTTCTTGAATCCGCTCGCTGCTTCGATGGGGAACTTTGGGTCAACGAGCACTGGCTTTTGACCGTAGGCAAGAATCTCGCCGGTTCCTGGTTCCACGTTGGAAGTTTTATCGCCTTCGCCCTCTCCATCTTGGTCAGATGCCATGTTCGCTTCGATTGCTTTTTTGATGAAATCCGGCACGTAATCCATCGCTGTTGGGAAGTCTTGCGTAATGAAAAACGGTTTGCACGAGGCCCAAATAGCGGCGGTCACGTGCGCTATGTCGAATTGATCTATGCGGTGCAATCTTTGAATGATGGACGCGAACCGCGGCATGGATACGAGCTGTTCGGCTCGGGTGCGAATATCTGACAGCACAATCAAGTCCTCTGCGGCCACTCGCTCACGGTATTTTTGCGCAAGGTTTCCGATGTTGAAAATGTCGCCAGGGTGTTTCGTGAGCAGCCAATAGCCGACAGGTGCGCCCCAGGTGTCTATCTCGATCGAGAGTTTTATTTCGTTTCCGTTTGGTGCTTTGCCGTTCCAGTAGTGATCGAGCCGGTCAATCTCAAGAGGTTGCAAGGCGTAGTTGTATTTATTATTTGGGAAGTCTCGCCATTGGCGAAACAACATTCCGCCGTCTCGAATAATCGCCGTCACCGCTTGCAAATCCAGTTCCATGCGCGACATGTCCCGACGCACGGTGCAATTCTCTGGCATCCCGGCCAGTTTCCATTCCGACTCAATCAATCGGTTTAACTCCACGTCCTTGACGAATTTACCGTCCTGCCAAGTGCCAACGTTCATTTCCAGCCGGAACGGGTCATCTCCCCCAACATTATTTTGGAAAGTTTCGAGGATTGATTTGGCATAGGGGTTGTCACGCTCCAATGTCCGGGCCCGTGACCGCACCGGCATTACGCTGGTGAAGTGTTCCGCGTTTGCGCTGCTAATCGTAATCGGAAAATCAGTGTTTAGGTTGTTTGAGATTGCCGCCTCAAACATGCGCATCATTTTGCCGTTAATAGTTCGCAAGATGCTGGCGTCTCTCGGTTGCACTACGTTTGACCGGATTATTTTTCGGCTCACTGGAGCTGCTTTTTTTGTCCAAGGAAATTTCATAATCTGAAAGGCCACACTCCACCAGTTAGTCCAACTCCTTTAACGGCCATGCGCGGTCTGATTTTGTTCCCAGTTGGCCGTCCCTCCTTGGCTTTTTGAATAGCGATTTCGTTTTTACGCACACTCACCCAGTAGCCATGTTCCATACGCAATTGTTCCGGGCTGAGATATTTGAAGCGCGTCTCGCCAATATTCGATTCGAGAAGGTCGTTGCCAGCTTTGCCAAGCATCACGGCTTCGAGGTTCTCAACCATTTGCTGCGCGAATGTTTTTTGTGGAGCATCGCCGGGTGTGGCAGGGAAGTTTTCTAAGACTTGGAGTTGCCCGTAGTAAATCTGCTGGCGTTCGGCTCCTTTGACGGCAAATCCCACAAGCACGTAATCAGCGGGAAGCCAAAGCGCGGTGTCGGATGCGGCAACGGTTACGGAATGGTTTCCGCCGTCCGCTACGCTAGAAAATTCGATGGGCTGCGCTCCCCCGCGCAGTTCGTAAAGTAAAGACCATCCATCCGAAGCAGGATAATCAGGGAGATTACGCTCGAAACTTAGGGTGTCACCGGAGGTAAATTGTTGCGGCTCTCGCCATTGCGTCGGCATTTCTCCATTGCAGAGAAGTCAAAAGCATTTGCGTGTTCTTTTCTGCCGGATGCGCACTCCCCCGGACGTTGTTGAGATGCGCCGTTTGTAATTGTCCTATCAGGATGAATCCAAATAATATCTGTCGCATGTGCACATCACCTCCTTTCTCAAATTTCAATACCTCCGTGCAAACGGACTGTTAATCCGAATACGTTTTTTCTGCCGATAGGCAGGTTGCTTCACTTCGCTCGGCTGTTTCAATGCCGATGGCGTAGTCACCGCTCCTTTAACGTAAAATCTCCCATCACTGTCTTTAACTATCGTGTCGTTCGGACATATTTTTAAGGCTCCTTGGGGTGTTGCGACTACCGAGTCTCCATGTTTATTTTTTCCGTAGTCTCCACCCACAAAAGCTTCGATTTCATCGAAGTTAAAACCTGTGTATTGAACCGACTTTGGAGGGTTTGTCTCGCGCAATTTTATTTTTACTTCCGACCATTTTCGCGCAATCCACTCCTGCTCCCGGCTCACTTCAAAGATTCCAAAGGCATAAACCGTCATATCCAAAATCTCATTCCTGGTTGCGCTGCTGTGCTTTTGCCATTGCCATTTGTAGCCGCCTTTCGGTTGTTTGATCGGCACCCGCCGTTCTGAGCAAAGCTGCTGGAAAAATTTCCCCTCGTTCTTGCGGAAGTGGATATACCGCGGGCCTGTCTCCACATTTTTCAGCCTATCGAATATCAAGCACTTCAAATAATCCGTGTTGAAATTGAACCTTGTGCCGCCATACACGCGCTCCGTTGCCCGCGAGTAAACACTCCCGAGTGCATCATCGAAACCTTTGCACGAAAACACATTCGATACCTGGTGCCGCGCGCAAAACTGATAGACCGCCTGCAAATCCGTCTGCTTCCCGCTGTCTATCACTCCTGCTTTCCACGGCATCTCTCCTAACACCGGATGCTCGAATTTTTTGTTGCTCAGATAATCCCATACCCGCTCTTGCATGGTCGGCATGTCAAAGTCACCGTAAATGACGTGGTGATCTAAGCACCAAGCTTCTTGCCCATCGCCCCAGCCGTAGAAAAGTATCTCGATTCGGTCTTGTTGCACGTCCATCCCAAACGCAATCCAGCACACTTGAGCGGGGATAATGTAATCTTCGGCCCGGTCGTGGATAGTTTTCCAATCGAGCTTTTCGTGTGCATCTTCGAACGGTTCGGAACGGAAGATGTTCCACCATACCATCATCGTTTCGCGTCCACCGCGTTTTGCCTCTAAAAAATCCTCAGCGAATTGCTGCAAGTAACTCGCCATGCCCGCCTTTAAGCCGATGCTCAAATACATGCCGCTAAGATGCCGGGACCGGATGCCAGTAAAAGGCGCCGTCGCTCGCCATTCCGCCCTTAACTCTTTGCCGTTCACTATCACCGGCGGATTGTCTTTGTGTCCGCTCCAATAGCTTTGCAACCGTTGCCGGTCACTCCAGCCGTGCTCGCACTTCTCACACACATAAAGAGCTTTATCGGTTCGGCGTATCGGGAAGTTTCCTATCTCCCATTTGCATTTTGAGGGTTCCAAATCCAATCGCATCGCTTCATCCGCTGAGAAGGTGAATTTGACCCGCTCGAATTTCAAGTCTTGGAAGTGGCCGCACACCGGGCAGGGTAGGAAATACTTTTGTTTATCCCCGCGCTGATAGCCTTCATCAATTTTGGAGTAATCTTTCAGCGTCGGCGTTGAACACTTTAGTTTCCACGCATCCGCAAAGGTAATCGCCGCGCGGTCTGCCAGTGCGCACGGATCTCCCTCTTTAATCGAGATATAAGAATCTACTTCGTCCTGGAAGATGACAGGGGCGGAGGTTCCACGAAATGCCGCCGGCGACTTAGCTCCTACCGCTTTCAAGCTTCCACCGGGAAACTTGCGATTCAATGACGTGCTTTCCGAGTCGCGTTGCCGTGGATTTTTTAGCAGGTCTTTTACCTTGGGAGTTTCGCGCACGGTCGGAAGAAACTTTTCTCGCATCCATTCCAGTGCGGTCGAGGCAGTTGCGCGAACCATGATGATGCTCTTACGCAACTCGGCTATGACAAATTCGCAAAGGATGATGATGCAAAGGGTTTTGCCAGAGGCTTGAGAAGCCATCATCCAGAATACTTCGCGCACTCCGGGTTCGTTCGGGTCATCAAGCATCGCCGCCTGGTGCGGCATACGGGCGAGGCGATACTTGCCGGGCTCGGCGTTGCCCTCCGGTGGTATCCAAGCGTGTTTATCGGCCCATTTGGATATGCGGAGACGGGGTGAAGGAGCGACAAGTGCAGCGGTTTCGAGGAGCCGTTTGCGCGAAAGAATCATCGCATCTGCTTGATCGTCGCCGCCGCTTCCATCCGCGCTTCGTCAATCAATCGGTTGGCTTGCAACATCTGCGCGTCACTCAAGCCAAATGTCGCTTTGAATTTAGCCAAAGCTTGCTCAATTTTTTGCATCGTCCCCGTGATTATCTTGTGGTGATTATCCCAGGTCAGATACGTCTCTGACTTCAACGCCTCGGCGATTTCGTTCTCGCGCTCGCGGGCCTTGGCGTCCTCACGCATTTTCTTTTGTGCCCAGGTCAATCCGCTGTCCGGGTCAACGTTCTTGTTCTCTTGCCGTGCGGTTCCCTGCTTGTGCGAGGCTAACACCTTCAACGCTTCTTTCTCATCGTAAGGCGGTTCTAACCCTTCCAAGTCCAGCCACTTCTTGACCGTGCGCCGTATCATGCCGGATTTCTTGGCGAGGTAACTGAGAGAAACCTTTTTCATTGCCGCACACGTTCCACTCGACCGTTGCAATAATGGATTTCGGCAATGCTCCCCTTGCCTCCCATAATGTTTCCTCGGGACATTGGTTTCCATCCTTTGCGCCAAATTGATCCGACACAAGCCCCAGCTTTGAAGAATTTCACCTTTAACACGGAAGGGAGCATCCGAATGCACTTCATTTAAGCAATCCTTTCGCCCGCGAATGCGCCTCCGCTATCGGCTCCGTCTCCCGCACAAACGTCGCCACTTTGTCTTTGCCCCATTTGTCCATCGCCTCAATATCCATCTTACCAAACAGCGAAAGCAAACCGCTGCTCGCCGATACAAATTCACTCCAAGGGTTATTCTCGTGTGACCGCTGCGCTTCCATACGTTTTGAAGCCGTCGTCTCGCCCAGGGCTTCGAACATCATCTGTCGTGCGGCTCGCGCCTCGTCCAAGGTCTGTATCGGCGAACCGAATTGCCGCGCCAGATGCACACAAAACTTTAACGCCTTGAAATGGCACCCTTCCGGCAATTGCTTTTCGATGCCGCGGACAAACTCAAAGCCTACCTGCTCATGTCCGCAGGCCTGCTGCACCTTCAACCCAGCCGATCTCAGGCTGTTAAGACACTTCAATTCCAGCTTGGCCGCTTCCGTTGCCGCTGTTTTCGCCGCCGTCCAGTCACGGCTAATCCCTTTTATCAGTGCGGTCTTGGCTTTCTTTGCAAGTTTCATGCTCGCATCTGCATTGTTGAGTTTTGGTTTTTTCATAGTTGGTTTTGTTTTTTTCTATGGAGTCCTGTCCGCAGTATTTACTCGAGTTTCGTCATCATGCTTTTTACCCAGATTGTCTAAAGCATCGGCCACGGCTCGCAAATGATGCGTGTATGTCGAACGCTTATCTACACCATTACCCATTAAGCAGTCCGTAGACATGCCTATCACCAGTTCAAGGTGTTTTTTCTCTAGGTCTAAAATCGGTCTCCAACATTTCACGCCAATTGCTCCTTCCGTGCTTTGGTCATGTTCTTTCGCGCTTCTTCGTTCCTTTGGAACGGCAACGGTTCCAACCGTAACTGCTCCAAAAAATGATTCAGGCATTTCCCCAAGGTCTGCTTACTCACTCCGCATTTCCGCGCCAACTCTGCCGGTCCCTCCGCACCCGCCGCCAAATGAAACCCGATCGCCAGTTCCATCGTCCGCACGGACATCAACAATGCCTTGGCATCATTCTGCTGGTGCGACTGGTAAGCGTTCAGGATGTGAAAGCACCTTTCAAAAAAATCAATAATTCGCCTGTCCCTCTCTTCTCGTATCGGAACCTCGACCTCTTCCCCGGTTTCAAAAGGTGTTATCGCCAGATTCATGCTAAGTGTTTCGCATAATCACAAGTTGACGGCAATGGGTTTCTCATTCGCAATATGTTTCAAGCCATTCCATGCGTCACTTTTACTTGCTGAGAGTAGACATTCCTGGGACCTCGGCAACT